TGCATTCGTATTAATTGTTACTCCTGCTGGTAATCCCGTTAAGTTTGCTCCACTTCCCACAAAACTTGTTGCAGTCACAATACCTGAGAAGGTTGCATTACCGTTAGCAGCAATAGTAGCAGCAGTTCCTACGTTTACTGCCGTTACTGTAACAGTTGGACTGCCAGTTAATCCTTCTGCAAGTGCAGCAGTTCCTGTTGTATCTTGGTTTAATGTTCCTACAGTGAAATCTAAAGTATTATCAGCATCTTGATATGCAACAGTAATACCTGACTCAGTATTACTACTGACCATACCACCAATAGTATCGGCAATATATTCGTTTAGAGCAGTACCATCAACGGTAATTGCATCTGCCTCCAATGTGCCATCAATATCCGCATTACCTGAAATATCTAAACTAGAACCAACAAGATCACCTATCGTAATATTGGGAGTTCCACTTAATCCAGTAGCATTACCTGTTACGTTACCTGTTAGTGCACCGACAAACCCACCATTAGCAGTTACAATTCCTGCAGCAGCAATATTACCGTTAGCATATATGGTAGCAGCAGAACCAACTCGAAGGCCATCGGTAAGTGTGGATATACCAGATGCTACATTTAGACCAAGGGTTGTAACTTGTATTCCTTTGGTTGCAGTAACAATACCAGTAGAATAGATATCAGTTACAACATCATAATTAAGTTGAGCAGCAGTAACAATACCACTAAAGTATCCATTAGTTGCAGTAACTACTCCAACACTAATTCCAATACCAGATACATTACCATTGGTTAATGCATCATTTAAAGTTATTATTGGTGACAGTGCAGTGCTTGCAATACCAACCCATTCATCACCATTATAAATCAGTAACTTATTAGTTCCTGTTGATTCAGTAAAACTAACATCAGAAAGATCTTTTATAAATCCAGCACCACCGCCACCAACTACAGCAAGTTGCTGTTGTGTTCTATTGATGAATAATCTATAATGATCTGCTAAAGATTTTAAATTAGGAAACTGTTTGTCTAATGGTGCTAAAGGATCTTCATCAGTTCCAACTGATTGTGTATTCTCTGGTGGTTCATTTAACAGACCTTCCTGTATATTTTCTATTTCATCTTTTGCTAATTTTTGTTTTTGTCTTATGTCTTCAACAAGAATCTTAAGAGAATCTAAACCTTTCGCAAATTCTTCTCTAACATTCTTAATATCTTCTTCATAATATTTGACTTTAGGTAGATTACTTATCTCCTCTGTAAGTGATTCAAAGTATCCTGCATATAGATCTTTTGTGTCTTCATTGGTTTTATTGAACGTATCAATTTTCTCTTCTACATTTAACTTCAACAGATTATATTTACTCATAATCTGTTTCTTTAACAATCTATCATCATTCTTAAATGAATGTTTGATATCAAGAATGCCTATAGCAGCAGTTCTTAACTCTTCATATATTTTTTCTTTCGTCTCTGTAAAGTTCTCAGTTAATTCCTTTATCTCTGTTTTAGACTCAAATCTTTTAGTTTCAAGATCTTCTGATAATTGTCTAACCTCTTCGGTAATTCTATTTCGGATAGAATCTGCATTGTCTGCAGCTTTAACAAAATCATCATCAATTACACTAAACTGCTTTCCTATCCATGAAAAATCAGGAACCTCATTGACCTCATTTACCCATTTAGGGAATACAGGAATAGATTCTTTAATTAGAACAATTTCATCTCTTATAGATGTTAAATCACCTTCATAGTGACGAATTTCTGGAAGACTCTTGAGACTACTTTCAAGACGTTCAATTTGATCGTCATAATACCGTATCTCTGGTATCTCTGCAGCGTTTGTACGTACTTCTCCCTTTAACTCATCAAGCAATCCACATATTACTTCTATCTCTTCATCATAAGATTTCTGTTCAGGAACTTCAGGAATGCTTCCCTTAACTTCCTCAATATACTCAGTTATCTCTTCTAATTGTTTGTCATAATATTTTACTTCTGGTATCTCTGGTATATCTTTTCTTACGTCATTTACTAAACGAACAATTTCAGTATACTGTTCTTCTATGGAACATGGTGCAGTATCTACAGGTTCTTCTTCACTCTGTTGTATTGCGTCTGCTATATCTTCCTCAGGCCTCGGAGGTTCTATAAACTCATCCACGGAGGGTAATTTTTCTTCTATTATAAGTTCGTCTGCAGATGGCAACTCTTCATAGAAGTCATCTATAGACGGTAGTTTCTCCGTCATGGTATGAGTAAAATATTACTTCGGGATTCTTCTCCCTGATTTATTTATCTTCTTTTTGAGTCTGGGCTTTTAATAGTTTGGATAACTCAGATGTTGATCCTACAAACAGTGCATTATTAACTGTAGATGGGCCTTTTGCCTTTTCTTCTTCATTAACATCTTTTAATTTTTTCTGAAGATCCATTAACTTATCAGTCGCATCAGCAACGTTCTTAATTAATTGACCTGCAACCTCATATGCTCTAGGCATTTCACTTTCTTGAGCAAGTTCAAGTATACCATTTATTGCTTCTTGACCTTTTTCTATAATACTATAAAGATTACCACGAGTATACTCATAGTCTTTACCAATATGGTCTGCATTTGGTTTTTCTTTTTTCTGAACTTTTTCAATATCTGCAGGAACAATACTTGTTTCTACATTGAAAGCATCATCTAATCCGTCAGTTTTCATGAGTAAGATCCGTCAAATCCAAAGTCATCACCTAATTCGATTAGGTTACTATCTTCTCTAGGTGAATAGTCAATTCCTTTTACTCCAGTTCCTCTAACATGTGTCTTAGCGATTGTGCTATCCTGACCTCTTTCAACATTAAGTTTGTTACCTGTAATCTTAGTAACTTTCATCTCTTCACCATCAACATCGATAAACTTATTAACAGTGATTTCAGTTCCATCAGCAACATTAATTGTTTTCTGAGATGCATCTATATCTTCACTTATAGTCGTTACAACATCATCGGTGTAATCCTTAAGTGCTCTTGGTTTGACAGCGAATGTAACATCTCTCTGTGTGCTTTGTGATCCACCAGCAAGATAACGAACAGATGCAGTCTTGATAATATCTTTGGATGCAGAAGTAACAGGGCCAAATAAGTATGTCTTTGCTGTAAATCTTAAAGTATAATATAAAACTCTTCTAGATGTGAAGTCTCCTTCATATTCATCCTGCATTGTAATATTTTCTAATACAACTGGAACATCTTTCTTTTCATTTATCAAACTTACTAGATTGATAGTCAAGTTATATTGTGGTTGGAAGTAAGGTAATATCTGTTCTACTATCTGTAATGCATCATCATTTAGTTTACACATAATTGCAAGTTCAAATTGCATATTATATGGAACTGGCATGAATACCTTTTTAATATCTGTTCCGTCGTCTGGATTCTTAACTGCTATTGTTTGAGTTGTTGTTACCTTTCTAGATGAGTCATATGTAAGACCTGTAAACTCAAACGACATTCTAGGTAAACTAATCTGAGTTGCTTGACTTAGATTTGGTGCTTGCTCTAATCTTGCTAAAAACTTCTGTGTTGGGCCATATGCCAAAGGAACTTTTACAACAGATCCATCCTGTTTTATGGCAATACCATTGAACAGAGTTCCAAAACCGATGATGGTCTTTCTTAAAATTTCGTTGTAAAAATACTCAAACATTGCTATAACCTCTTATATTATATTTATGGCATGCCAAATGGGTTGTTCTCTGAGAAGTCTAAAATAGCATCTGCCTGTAATTCAAACTCATCATTATCACCATATCCAGCATCATCAAAGTTAGTGTAATCAATAACTCGAATTAGATGTGATGCACCTGAAGATGATCCTGTGATTGTCTCTCCAGATCTGAATGTACCTGTGATATTATATATCTCCAACTCATTTGTAGTTGCATCCCATGTTCTAATTCTTGCAGTAGCACCACTTGTTCCACCTGTGATAGTTTCATTAAATGAGTAGTTTCCTGAACCAGAGCTACCTGGTGATGCGATAGAAATAGTTGGCGTTACCGTGTAACCTACGCCAGCATTTCTAATGTGTATTGCAGAGATTGTTCCAGCAGCACTAACTGTTGCAGTTGCAGCAGCAGATACCGTTGATAATCCTGTGAATGTTATTGTTGGAGAAGTAGTGTATCCTGAACCACCTGAAGTGATTGTGACGATACCAACTACACCATTTTCTATCTTAGATGTTGCAGCAACTCCTGCTCCATCTCCAATAACCTGCACTGTAGGATTAGAAGTGTATCCAAAACCTGGATTTACTAGATCGATAAATTGAACAACAGATTTCTTGCTATCACTAATATTACCTTCAACAGCAACACCACTCAAAAGTTTAGATGTAGCAATACCTGTCAATCCTCCTGATGGTGCGGATGATATTGCAACTCGTGGTGCAAATGTGAATCCTTTACCCCTATTTGATAGACTAATAAATTGAATACCACCGTTGATAATACCAATTGATGCAGTTGCTTGAGATGCAGTTCCTACAAGAGTTAGTTTCTGTGTGCCACCAGATCCAATAAGAATCTCTTCACCATCTGCTCCTTCTATTCCTTCTAAAGTATCATCTATTTCCTCAACACCCGTATCAATAACTTCATCTTCGTAACGGAATAGCTCACATGTTAATTTGTAAACATAGTTTTCTCTTAATTGATAAAATGGTTTTTCATGCTCTACATATTTGATTTCAAACAAACGATCACCTAGTGGAAAATAAATTAAATCCCCTTCCTTTGGCCTTGTGGAAAGTTTAACATTAGATTCATTTTTCATTAGGGGAGATATGTATGTCTCAAATCTTTCTTTTGATATAATTAACGTTACTTCATTAGTTGCTTGTATACCAAACTTTGATAATGTTGAAGGCATATCATCATAACCATCGAAGTTGTCAATATATGCTTCTAATGGGTATGCATCATCAAATTTTGATTGTGTTATTTCTCTTAATATTGTGCTTTCACTTACAAACTTTCTTGGCATGTAGTGTATTTCTACACCGTACATTTTCAATTGCTCGTTAATCAAAGATTGAACGAGACTTTGTTCACCAGAGGAGCCTTGTTGAAAAAATGGATTTAATGCCATTATATTAACCTATCATATCGAATGGTGGTATTTCATAAGTGTTAGACATTTGTTCTCTGATGATTGCTAAATCGGCCAATGCATCATCATAGATTTGTCTACCATTTAATTCTACCCCACCAGGTAATTTAACTCCTTGGAATTTCATTAAATTTTGACCCCACTGCCTTTTTAATAATGCAGTAAAGTATCTTTTTAAAAATGAATCATTAAAAACTTTTGCATAATCATTTGGATTTAATGTTCTAAACACATCTAATACAAGAAATTCACCTGCACTAACACTTGACCAATCAATATCCAAATATAGTCTATTTTGTCTTTTATTAAATCTTATTTGTTTTTGTGTGGTTAATAGAAAATTAATATCTTCAAGATATGTTTTTGTCATTGCATATGTCAATAATTCAGTTGATCCATAAAAATATACATCATTCAAAAACAATTGATATTTCAAACTAAACATACCACTTGCCATTCTATTTGATCCATCAAAATGAAAGACTTTAGTGACACCAATAATATCGTCTGGAACTTGTAAGTAATTAGAAGTTTCAGTAAAACTGAAAGAAGTTGTTCCACCATCAATTGTAGAAGTGGCAGTTGTTGTTGTGATACCTATATTATCGGTTTCTCCGTCTCTTGACCTTCCTCTTGTTATATCATCTTCGGTAAGTTTATATTTTAAAAATGTTGGATATACACCATCAAAATGTCTCTCTTGGAAATATTGAATAGAGTCATCCAATAGATCCTCAACTTGTTCATCTGCAACGTTGATTTCTAATACTGGTGCACCTAATTGCCTTTTAGCATAGGTGATTAATTCTGATCTGGTGGATGGTTGGGCCATTTATACTATACCTCTATCCATATTTATATTGCAGACGAAATGCCTGGTTGAACTAAAATCGTTCCGTCAACGATTTTATAAAAAGTAGCACCAGAACTAACAATGACATCATAAACATATCTACCTTCACTTAAAGTTCTTGTTGCGGTTGATCCTAATGAAATTGTAATCTTTCCTGCAGTAGCACTAGTAGTATCAATACCAACAGAGAAAGTTGCTACAGGAAAACCAGTTGATCCGATAGAAACACTTTTTGTCATCTGAGAGGATCCTGTCCACCCAGTAGTTGTGGCAATACCAACTGCATTAGTTGTTGAAAAATTATATCCAGTGTTGGAGGTATCGACTACTTCAAATGTTCCTGTGAAGTTAGCACCACCAAGCATAACAAAATTTGCTGCATAAGCAACTCCAGCTTCTGGATCGAAAGTAATTTTTTTAGTTGCCATTTACTAACTCCTTTAGTAAAGATTTAATCTCACTTAGTTCACTTTTCAGATTAGCAAGATCTTCTTCAACGTTTAAAGATTTTTCTTTTTCACGTTTACGTTGTTGACGACGAGTAATGTATTGTTGATATGCACTTGCATTAGTGTTAATTATTTGATCAGTATTTGGATCTCTAACTAAATCACTATTACCTTCAACTGGAATAAAATCTGTCATTATGCTAGAGTAATAACTCTTAAATCAGAAACTCTAGGAACATAAGTTTGATTTGATGATGTTAAAACAAATTTTACTCTATAGTATTTGAATGGTGGAAGATCTTCCATATTGAACTCATATTCTCTAAATGTCAATTCACTACTCTTAAATCCTGCTGCGTCTGATTTGGGGATAAACCTATCAGGTAAACCATCACTTTCAGCAGAATTAATCACTCGACCTTGATCATTTAGGTTCTTATAGCCAGGGAATGGTTCAAATATAGGATCAAAGTTTGGAGTTGCACTAATTGCATAGAATGCTCTTATATCAGAGTATTCATTAATATGTGAATCAAGAAGTATTTTAATAGATGACGCAGAGTTTGCTAGAGTATTTTCTCTAGAAACATATTGACATGATGTTGGATCGTCAAGTAGAGTATTAACTCTAGGATCTTGTTTATAATTTGTAATAGGAGCATCAACTCTGTTAGAAACTAAAACCGCACTCATTCTTTGTAAATCTACAACAGGAGATAAGTTTGGATTAGATGTTTCTAAGGTAAGTGTCATGTTAAGTGATCTATCACCAGGTGCATTTTGAGTCACTGTATTGTTAGTTTCATTAACCCTAGATGCAACCATTCTTGTAGAATTTAGATAATTAGATTTGTTTAAAGTTACACTTTCACTTCCTTTATCCAAGAAGGGAACGTCAACTCCTTGACCCAATCCATTGTTAAGACTTGCTGCAGATATTGTTTTCATAGCAGCAGATAACGTAGTGCCAGGCACAGTCATGTTTGCAATGTTTGGTGAAATAATTTGGAAAGGAATATTTTGTGTTGCGTGTGCATCATATCCACCAGTCGATTTAGTATCATTAAAGTATAATTTAGGATTACTTGCAGCACTTGAACCACTTGATCTATCAGGAACAGTAAATGGTAATCCAGTTTGTGCAGCAGTTAAAGCTCCAGTATTAACTTTAACGGTGTAACTATCAAAGGTTATTGGAGCAGGATCTGTGTCAGTAACTTCACTTAATAAGTGAGTTCTGTTAATTCTTGCAAGAGATACACCACCCAACTCATACTTACGAACTGGTGATCCCTTAATATACCCTTTAGCATTATTTCCTCTAGTGATACCTGTAATTGATCCACCAGAAGCACCAGTATATTTAATAACTTCATCACCTATTTGTAATAGGCCTGGATTTGTTGCTCCTACAGAAACATTCTCATATGTAGTAAAGTTGTCAGTGCTTTCAACAGATATCGTTGAAGTAGAACTAGAACCGTAAGGTAATGATAATTTGGTTGGAGGAATATCAGTTTCAACATCGGAAACTGTTACTCTGTTTTGTTCATGATGCATACCATGATTTCTATGATCAACAGTGAGATGTAAACCATCACTTACAGATGTAATTTTTTCTAAAGTAGTAATTCTAGCATTAGTTGACGAAGCACCAACTGTTGTATTCAATGATGTTGTTAAACCTGTGATCGGATGTGTGTATGTTAATCTTCCATTCAAGGCAAAATCTCCTTGAACATTATCAATTATTAATTCATCTGTTCTACCAATAGAAACAATAGAAAGTCTTGCGTTTCTACCAACATTATTATTTCCAATTGTTGCTATACCAAGAACATCACCTTGTTGGAATCCACTACCAGATGATCTAATAGTCGCTATAGCCACAACACCATCAGTAATTCTTACATCTGCTGTCATAAAGTCACCACCAGCAGTTATATTAGTAAGACCAACTCCCACAAAATCATATGTTCCAGATGCAGGTGTATATCCTAAACCAGCATTGATGATACCCATATTACCTGTTCCAATGCCAGCACTACCAACAAAATCACCAGAGGCATTTGATGCAGCACTATAATCAGAGTCTCCATCACTAAATGATAATTGGTTGATTGTATTACCTAATGTAAGATCAGTATCTCCCAATGATTGGCCAATACCAAGTCTAACTTTCTTAGAATTAATATTAAGTGAATTTGGTTGTAGTTTTGCAACTTGATTATTACCTTCAGATAAGATGGGATTATATATCTCCATCGTTCCACTAGTTTCAAATACTGCTTTATTAAGAACAAATTTTAAATCTTCCCACTGACTTGGTTCCCAAGTAGATGCGTTTTGTGATTTAAATAGTGATCCCAAATATGGTTGCTGTGAAATAAATTCATCAGTCAATATATCAGACTCACCTATTCTTGAGATGAATACTTTATATTTCGTTGACCATGATGCTAATGCTATTGCATATTCTGTATTATCACCCTCAAGATAAACTGGTGATTCAAATGTAAATCTAGTAGCTACAGTTCCATTTGTAGAAACATTTATTTGATCTGGTGATTTAATTATTTCAGAGAATGGTAAAACTTTTTGTGTAGGAACTCCACCTTCCATTGTTCTAATTTGGAATGTCATAGGAATATCCATGTCATCCTTAGTTTGGAAGTAAATGTCGCAACTTGTAATAAAGATACCACCACTTTCTGTGACTTGGAAAGATTGTGCTAATGGATCATACCAACGATCTCTTCTACTTTCAGTATCAGATGAACTGATAGCCTCAGTTTTCATAACAGTAGACCCTGTTAGTGTTCTAACTTGTCTTTCTTCTTGTGTAGGTTTAGTCTGAACAATAGCATTTCTTGTAGAAATAA